CATAGATGGAGCGGCAATTATCGACTGCGACCCAACCGCAACCGTAGTCATAGTCTGCGTGTTGCGAGTCGCATCAGCCGTCGGAGACGTCTGATAATATGTTGGCAACAGGAACGTGTTACCATTTGTAGCGAGTTCACTGGTGTGCATACCATACACTTGGTACACACCCATTTCAGCTCCCCACTGCTTTGAGCCCTTAAGCTCCAAAGCCTGACTGAGAGTAGCGGGCGGATCTGGTAGATCCAAAGATGATACTGAACCAATAAAATTGGTAGCAGCCCCTCCTTGGAGACATATGTTACTCTTGTAAGCATTGTCATCAACAGGCTGCCGATACACGAGAACACTACCACCACGATACAGCTCTGCTGTTGTGTTATGCACTTCAATGCCCGAAGCGAAAACACGAGTAGCTCCCTGAGATAAACTCAAGGGAACTGTTAAGTTGCCTATAGCAACAGTTGACGACGGCGTCACACTGCTAAAACTAGCAGGAGGCGACCCAGTCGGGAAGCTAACAAAGTTAACTCCCAACGGCGAGAACGGCACCGACCCATTACCTGAGTAGGTGCCAAAGTTCAGGTTATTACCGTTCGCCTGAGAGAACGTAATAGTACTACTGAACGGATTAATATTCGTATTACTTGCCGAGTTATTGAACACCGGCGAGTTGAATATATGACAATCCCACGTGCCCGTCGCAGGCGTACCTGACGGTGCCGCAATAGTGGCAGAAGCCTTATAGACTTGCACACATGACGGCGACGTCGTAAGATCCGGCCAACCCTGCGGATCAATCTCAGTATCATGAAAAGGATCAAGACACGCCTTCAGCGTGTCAAGAGATGTTGGTCGGCCACCGACTCTAGCGAGTACAGCAGCTGCCACTAAATCGTTTCGAGGACCTCTTTGCATCTTTTCTTTTTAAAACGTGGATGTTCACGTTTCTGGAAACATCTCCATTAAATACTCATAGACTCCATAGTCCAAAGTACTCTCGAAACCACAGTATAGTTTGGCTAACTCATCATCCGTCATAAAGACATTCAAAATGTCTTTGTACGGAACGGTTACACCATTCTTTAACCTAACTACACCTGTAAGATCCTTCTCATTATTCTTCCACACGAAAGAGATATACTCCCATATCAACTTTCGTGCTTCCAAATTTGGCCACGACTCCATTCTCAATGCAAAAGCACGGAGAAGTGACCAGCGAACGTCAGGATTATCGCTCGCAAACTTTAATGAGTCCATAGTTTTTTCGAACTCAGGAACTGGTAAATACCGTCTATATTCAGGAAACCACTTCGTTGTATGTGAGAGAAAATCCATCTCCAACACATGACGAGGCTCCCAAGAATCACTCTTAGTGGTGACACCGATCGAGGTCCAAACGTCTGCAACGTTTTTTCCTGTAAACCAGGATCGCCATGAGTCTGAGGCGGTATATAGGTTATCATCACCACACATCTTCGCGCGAACATTGCGCATAAGGCTGGAATAATTAACCCGCCGATCCTCACGCAAACTAATCTCCCGCTCGAGATCATCTACGACCTTAGAATCGACATATAAACCCAATTCATCTAACTTTTCGAGACGAGACCATAACTCTTCTATCTCTACTTCATCTGTGGGAAATAATCGGTCATGTATAACGAAAGCAGCATAAGCAAACTTCCGAAACAAGCCGATTGTATTATCGACAATAGTACAATTTTGACCGC